TCTCCTGTGGTTCTTCCACTGGTTGATTTGCTTCAGCGAATGCAGCAATTCTATCTCGAACTGCACCAACTGATCCCATTTCATTACCTTTGAATGCTCCTCGTTCAGAGCAAGCATCAATGATCTTTACCATAGATATAAGATCATTAATGTTTAGTTGCGGTGCTTCAGTCATATTATCCTCCATAGTTAGAAGCCTTTTCCAAAGCGATAAAGTATTCTACCGCTGTGTTTTCATTAGTCCAACTAGAGATTAGCTTAGACGAAATACGAACATTATAGTCGCCTTGAATAATCTTGAAGTTAGCGATATTAAAGATGAATCGATATGGGACACTCGCTTGGGGTCCATCGACTGACAGCTCAAAGTTGTTGGCCGTAGCATCTTCCACATCAGTTACTCGAATAGTGATGTGTGCATCGCCTGGATTAGCAGTGATGACTACATCGCTAACTCCAAGAGCTGACGCTGCCTTTCGCATTTGGGCGATATTATCGGCAGTCAGCGTAAGTGTAACCTCAGGGTCCGGCATGGTGATGACCTTTGATGGAGATGTTAAAATGGAAGGATCCGAGAAGAAGTAATTAACTGATTTACGATCCTGTACAATTTTGACAGAATTATAATCAGATGAGAACTGCAACTCAGGGTCATCAAACATGCCTAGGACTCCGAGGAACTCGTTTAGGTCATAGATACCTAATAGGTTGTCGGGGAAAGTTTCAGCTACAGTAGCGGTAGACATAATGTTCTTTGCCTCGCTCATAGTCTTGATTTCGTTTCCACCGTTAAATACGATATTTGAATTGATTGATGCGAAGTTTTTCAACACATCACGGGTTTCATTAGATAGTTTCATTATTTAGTATCTCCATTGATTTTCATATTGTAATTAGTATTATATACCATTTGAGGCGAATTGTAAACCCCAAAAGTGCATTCAGCTTGACCTTTTTCATAATCATCTTCTTTATGATCTTCATCGTGCTGATGTAAAGCAATAAGGGCGTAGTGCAAGATTTTCATAATATCTTTACGGTTAGCACCATCTTTTTTACCATACCTTTGAGCATACTTTAATACATTACCTAAAGAGAAACCCATTCCATGGCCACAGTCAATAATGAATTCAGTTGACTGAAATTTGTTTTTTGAGTAGTGACCGCTATAAGTCCCATCAATATATTCTTTAAGTTCTCTGATAAGTGAACCTTCGTTAAACTTATAATCTACCATTATTCAATGTCCTCTAATATTTCATCGATACTCATTTCTGCATCGTCGATTATTGATGTTTCAGATGTTGTACCATCCACTTTTTCAAATAGATCAATGAATGCTTCTTTAGTATCTTGATCAAATCTGTTAACACAAAGTTCAATGGCTTTATTACGATCACCAAAGATCGAATATGTTTGAACAATATGGCAAAGACGTCTTGTAGAGACTAAGTCATCTACACCACCATCTTCAAAAGTCTTACGAATAGTCTCAGACCAAACAGTAAGTAACTCTGCAAATTCTGCATCTTTCTTATTAAACTTTTCCATGTGCTTAACAATGATACGCTTTTCAGTACCAGCAGAAGGATATGGCTGTTCCATTGTAATAGTAAACCTTTCAAGGAAAGCTTCATCAATGATATTGGCTGCGATAAACCTACCATCTTCTGATCCTTTACCTTTAGTGTTTGCTGTAGCCATAACATTAAAACCTTTGGCAGGTGCTACAATTTCACCAGTCTTTTTAATAAGAACAGGCTTACCTTCAAGTACACCTTGAAGACACATAATCTTATTTGAACCACGATCGAGTTCATCAATAAGAAGTAGTGCGCCTTGTTTCATAGCTTTAATAACTGGACCTTCAGCAAAAACAGTTTCACCATTAACTAAACGGAATCCACCAATCAAATCGTCTTCGTCAGTTTCAGGTGTAATTTGAACTCTGATGTAGTGCTTATTTGCTTTAGCGCAAGCTTGCTCAATCATCATTGTTTTACCATTACCTGAAAGACCAGTAACGTAAGTTGGATAGAAAGAATTAGAGGCAATAATAGCTTTAACATCGCTAAAATGACCCCATTGCACAAAATACTTATCTACGCTTGGAATGAAGATCTCATCGTTCATAATTGATTGAACGTTAGTTGGCACTTGAGGCTTCTCCTGAATAGTAGGTTTATTTTGAAAAGGTAAGATCTGTGCTTGCAAATTGTATACACCATAACGAACTTTAGAACCAAGATCAAAAATCCTGTCTACGTCTTTATGTGCAATACTCATTTGATCAGCAATGATCTTAAGTTCAGGTTTACGAAACTCTACCCGTGATGGGTAAGTTGCGGCAACCTTTTCGAGCAATGCTCTTTGTGAGAATGTAAGTTCTTTTTTCATAATATAGTCTCCATCAATTTTCCATTTTAATAAGTATATTATATCATACTTTTCGGCAAATGTAAAGGATTATTTTCACTTTTTTTCATTTTATTTTTGGTGGTCGCAGAGAGATTCGAACTCCCGGCCTCTGGTTTCGTAGACCAGCGCTCTATCCAGCTGAGCTATGCGACCGTCTCCGCGAACTTAACTGCCAATGTTCTATTAGCTTTCTTTGAGTTAGCAAACTTCTTAAATGCTCTAGCTATTTCACCTTTCTTAGCATTATCACGTACTTCAAAATCTTCGGTTGTAGTATCCAATGACTTACGATCATTACGAAGTATAAAGTATCTATCGTAACCTAATACGTTGTCTAGTGCAAAGTACTTCTCTTTCATAAACTTTCTACGAGCTAGGTTAGTATCATCCCATGAGATTTTACTATTAGCATTTGTTAAAGCATAATTAAAATCGTGTCTGGCATTTGCTAAGAAGTAACCTGTTATAGATGAACAGTAATGCTTCTTAAGATTATTAAGTAAGGCTTTTGTTAGTTTAGTATTGCTATTAGTTTTTACTAAGTTACCCATAATATTGATAGCATATCCTGCACGATTGCAAGAATCTATTTCCATTTCTTTTTCATGACGTTTAGTGTAAAGTCTGCTACCTGCACCATCAGTAAGAAGAACAAAGTTAGTCTTTTGAATATTGTACTTTTTAGTAAACTTTTCTATTAAATGAGGCATTGCAATCAAAGCTTCATCCAATGGTGTACCACCTAACTCTTCAGCACTTGATTGAGTTGGCCAACATCCATTTTCTAATCTATAAGCATTGTTATACATTTGACGGATACATTTATCTTGATCAGGTTTGTTTAATGAAGACGATGCAACAGTAAAGAGTCGAACATCTGTATGATCAACATGGCCATAAGGTACTGTCCTTGGATCGCCTGCTTCACCACGTCTTGTAGTAAATCCCATGACTTCATATGGAATATTAACCTTACGACAAAACATAGAAAGTACTACAATTTGCTTTATGACTGAGCTAAGAGTGTTATTCATAGATCCAGAATAGTCAACCAACATAAACATACCATGATTCTTAGCATCTGGAAGGTTAGTCATACGCTTAAAAATGTCGTCAGTATATTTGTAAGAATATAGCTTATTGACATCTAAAGAACCAGATCGAGCTGTCTGTGCCCTACTAGATCTCCAAGCTGCTTTACGCATTTCAAATTCTTTGGACATGATTTGAACAACTTTTTTGTTCTCATTCATAAAATCAATAAAGGCATTTTCAATGCTAGGACTTGTACTGTTTCTGTTCCAGCGAGGAGTATGATCAACTTCACTTTCTAGTTTATCTCTAGCAGCTTCAACTTGTCTATAACCTATAATCATATCATTAAGTTGTGCTTTAGTAAAGCCATTACATACATCTACCATACGACCATTTTCGTCTTGTGACAAAAGCTTATGTTCGTTTTCACGGAATGCTTTATCAGTTTGAGACTCACTTTGGTCGTAGTCATTACCACCTTCAGAACTTTTTTCTTCTACTTCATCACTTTCATTCTGTTCTTCAGTTTCTTCATTCGAACTGCTTGCGCCTTTCTTATTCTTCTCTTCACCTTCTGCATTATCATCCATGCTTCTAGGTTTATTAGAGCTAGTCTCAGCTGCCTCAGAA